CTGCCTGTCACTGGAGTCCATATTGCTTAGGGCCTGCCCTACGCCAGCGATATTTCCTCCCAACTGGAATCCTGATTCTAGGAAGTTCGCTCTTAGAAACTCTTGGGTATTCTTTACACTCTCGGCTTTTCCAGCATCTATGGTCTTTCCCAATTGTGTTCCAACCAGAGCGTAAATAAGGTCCTCTTGACCTCGAAGGGCACCATTTTCTTGGGAGAACGCTGTCCCACCTCTGCCAAATAGTTTATTAAATTCTTGGTCGGCCAACATCATGTCGCCGCCATAGAGGGCACCCAAATTTTGTCTAAAATTCTCGAAATATGTCAGTAGGGATTCGGTCATCCCATCTTGTGCCTGAGCGTTAAAAATGTCTCCCTTAAGGAATTCATTTATTTGTCCACGAACGGCAAAGGTCTCCTCATCAATTCCTCTTTTGCCCTCTCTGGCCTCTCGTTCTGTTCTGAATACATCCGTTCCGGCGGCGAATACGTCAGCAGCAGCATGGCGTAACTCCTGCGTTGTGTTGACCATTGCCTCAGCCAGTTTCATTACTTGTTCACGCGTAGTCTGCGCACTATCGTGGAGATTTACGCCGACAGTATCAGCCAATTGCCTAATTTCTAATTCTGTTTTGCCAAGTGATGCTGCGATGCTGCCAGCGCGCTGGTCACCAAACTGTGTTACGAGGTCAAATGCCGTTGCCTGAACTTCGTTAATTTCTCGTTGAGCAGCAATGAAGGCATCGGGGTTTTTCATGGCCTCTTTAAACGCTTCATCGCTTAGTGAGCCAAATATTCCCGTACCTGTCATCTGTTGTTTCTTGGCCATTTCCTTAAGTAACCCGCTATCCATGATGTCGTAGCCTTCAAGGTCGAGGCGTGCAAGGTCTGCAGCATTCCTGGCGCCTCTTATATAATTGGTATCCGGTGCTCCAGTAGCACCGTGCGCTAGCGCACTCTTACCTCTTCTATTGAGCGTGCCCATAATGATGGCATCAAGTTGGGCTCCTCGGTCCCTAAACTCATTCATGCGTGTTTGCCGCATGTTCTGCATCGACTCTTTTGTGAGGGTGCCTTTTTGTATCTGCTCGCGCATCTTGTTCTGATACGAACCAACAACACTCTCCATGAAATCCTGAGCCTGTTTCTTGGCCTCGGCAATCGCCTCCTTCTTTTTGCGTTTTGCAGCACCACGAATTCCCATAATCGCACCGCCAATAACGCCGACGGCAAGGCCAGCAAGCGGATTAACCATCGCAATAGAGGAGCCAAGCGCAAGTGCCCCCTGTGACTCCTGTGGCATTACATTGGAAAGCAGTCCCAGGCCAAGGCTTGCCCCCATCCCCGCCATCATTGAGTTATTGATACCCTTTCTCATGACAGGGTTATCTTTGGTACCCACGTTTCCACCGAACGTCGCCTTGTACGCATACGAGTCACGCATTTGGCGACCACGTTGCGTAAAACCCCGAAATTGAGCCATCGGCCCTGGTCCGATGCCCGCAGCGGCCCTACGTTCCATTTCTTCATTTTTCATCTGAGCGCGCTGCTCTGATGACATGCGAAAATTTCTCGTGAAGAAACTATTCTGAAACTCTTTGTCTGGGGCATTGCCATATGGGCTATATGTAGGGAGACTTATGGTTCCGCGGCGTGCTTCAAACTCCGCTTTTCGCTCACGACGAAGGTCTCTGTATGCGCCGAATTTCGCAAAGCCACGCGATTCGTCATACCGCCTCTGTGCGGCTGACCGCGCGTCCTGAAGTCTTTGTTCGTTTTTGACTGCCTCTGTTTCGGCATTTCGTGCCGACCTTGCCGCCGCGCTTCGGGCGAACTGCCTATCAAGTCGTTCTTGCTTCTCCCTTTTCGAACGTGCTGTTGCTGTCGGTTTATCCGACGAACTCATTACGGTCATGCTTCTAACACTCATGTTTGCAACGCTCTGCTTATTTATGGTTGCTGCAGCCTTGGCGAGTTGCGCCGCTCGCTTCTTTCCTTCTTCGGTGACGTTTCCTGCTGCGGTCTGTCCTGTTAGTAGACCACCGCCAGCAGTAGTGACGTCCTTCATTCCATATGAGGCCAGTACGCCACCAGGAGTTTTCTTCATGGCTCGGCCACCAACGAGCAACTTGGCAATGAGCATAAATGAACCAAGCCCACCACCGCCAAATAGGTCCCTGAACCCACCGAGAAGACTGAAAAATAGGTCAACTATTCCGGTCAAACCGTTAATTATTTTGGTAAGGAATGGCAGAGCATCAATGAATATCTCCCGAACTACTTGTGCGTACTTGGAGATAACCGCGACAAACTGGCCAATTGCATCACCAAAGGCGTAGAACTTCTCCTCATTGGCTATGAGTTGCTCGTTGAAGGTACCAAACGCTTCCGACAGGTGGGCGCCGATTGGGCGCAGCACCCGCATCAATGTCTCTTCAAAGACCTTTGCCCCCGCGATAAGAGGGCGCAATTTATCCAGAATCGCGTTCCAGCCCTCTTTGAAGCGGTCCCACCAACGTCCAAGACCCGCGAACATTCCATCTACTTTGGGCAGATAGTCGCGTATAAAGTTTACGAAGAATTCGCCTGTTTTTTCTGTGAACTCGGCTACATCTTCAAAAAATCCAGCATGAGCAAACATTGCAATTTCGCCAGATACTCTGTCGAATGTGCGCTTGAAGGTGCGCGAGATATCCTCAAGTAGGTCCTTCGTGGGCTTGAGGAATTGCTCACCAAAGTCAGCAAAATCACTTACAATAATTGCAAATGTTGCCTTGAAACGACTAATAAGCGTTCTATTGACTGCATCAAATTGACCCTGAACTCCACCTGCCGCAGAAAGCGTTCCATCAAGGATGGCTTTCTTCAGTTGCTCCGCAGTCTTGATGCCCTTGCCACCGGCTTCCTTCAGCGCCTTCTCCATTTCGGGCCCCAGTGCCTTGGCTGCTTCACTGATTTGGCCGAATGTTGCTTTGGGGTCCTGCAATTTGGCGATGAGTTCGCCAGCCGCCTTAACGCCTTCCTCCAGAGGCTTTCCGGCACTCGCAAAGTCCATGAGGCCCTTTAGGAGATTCGCTGAGCCCGCAGTGAACGTAGAGGTCTTGGATACGGCGGCGAAAGCAGCCTGCAGATTTTGCGCACCGACTGACGCCATGTCGGCATCAGAGGCAAGTTGTCGCATCAGCACGGATGCTGCTTGATAGTTTCCCCCACCCTTGAAGGCATACATAGCCATCTGTTGTTCGCGTATTGCCGCTGCTGCCGTTGAGACAGCCACCGTAAGTGCAGCAGCCGCTCCGGCCGCTCCGGTCGCAATCCACCTGAATGCCTTCATCGTGGCATTACCGAGAACAAATGCGGCATGAACTCCCATCATCGCGGCACCAAGAAGCCCGATTTCTAGGGCGGCAAATTTGGCACTCTTTGTTACCAACTTGGTAAGTGCTCCACCCAACATTTTGATACCCTTATCTATGGCGTCAAAGTGCTGCTTCCACCTAACATTCGTGGCTTTAAGACTTCTGGTGCTGATTGCGTTATAGCCCTGGATAACGGCCTGCAACTTCAGGAGTTTGCGTGTTACCGAGTCGATTGACCGGTCGCCAATAGTCTTTACCCTGAGAGTTAAAGTTGAAGTTGCGGCCATTGGCCCCACCTCTCAATAAAGGCTTCTATCAGGGGCGATTACTCTTGGATTGGCGCTCCTGCTCCTGGCGGTCTTGCTCTACAACTTTAGCACAAGCCATCAATATTAACCATTCATCATCATTTAATGACAGCAGTTCTATGGGGTTGACATGCCATAGTTCGCCGAGCCTGGCGGCGCTCTTTATGAAGGAGTCTTCGATTAGTTCGTCGAAGACCCCTTCGTAGGGTCCTCTACTTCCACCGTATCTCCATAGCCGGAGGCATCGAGGATGGCGAGCGCAGCAGACTCAACGTGAGCATCTACGCCAAAGAACGCTCGTACCGCGTCCGGAACAGGGCGTGCAGCGTCTGTCGCGGCAAGAATTGATGGCGATGCAAAGTTGACGGCATGTCCATCCTCTTCCACCTCTTCATCATTAATGACAATTCCAATGGTTGTATTGCCAATGACGTAAGCGGCAAACTTCGTGGAGTCCATTCCCTGCTTGGAATCCTCGCCAGCGTTCTTGCGCCATGCACGAATCTGCTGCTGGGAAACATTGGGAGAGATGCGAAGTTGCACGTTAGGGCGCGAAGGAACGGCAAGTAGAACGGGCGGAATCTCTACCTTGGATGAGATGACAGCCAAAAGCCTATCGAGTGGACTCTCGGTCTTTGCCGCCTTGCCCTTAGCGGGCTTGGTCTGGTCTGCTTCTTCATAAAGGGGGTTTTCACTCATAATGGGAAAACTAGCACAGGCGCCATCGGCATGGCGCAACTACCACGATTTTTCTGTTGTTCTTCCTAGTCAGGAATCAGACAACAGTGGAGATGCTAAAGGTAAGCGAAAACGTTGCTGGTGCGCCGGATGATGAGTCGCCATCGGGCTCGGTAATGCCCACAAGTAGGGCGCCAGCATAAACGCGGTCATTTCCGATTTCCTCAATATCGCAGTTGAATGTCTTGATGTTGATGTTGTAGTAGGCCTTACCAACCAATTGACGCATATCACGAAGTTTGCGCGCGATACCGAACTGGTTATTTGACAGGTCTCCAGCAAACTCGTCGTCATAGTGGGCAGTAATGGTGATGTCGCCAATTTCAAAGGGAGCGCACAGTACGGTTGGGAACCGGGCGCCACCCTCATAAATCTTTTCTACAGACGCAGTGATTTCACCACCAGACACCTGAGCGAACTTGAAACCAATCCACTTGGGGTGGTTGGTATTAAGTGGGCTAATGTCTGCCAGAATTTGCCGCTGAGATACCTTTGCCATTTAAAGCCTCCACTAATAGGACTTAACTCATACCACCGAGGTGGAAAGATTGGACTTGATGATGTCAACCTGGATTGAATCCCCAATACCTGATACTCGCATACCGACCCTGGCGGTTACTGTGCCGTTGACAAGTTGTGCGAGTGGGTTGAGTGCTTCGTTGCACTTCACCGTGTAGCCGAAGTCAATCCGACGTCCGGTGATGTCAAAGGCCTCATATAGGGCACCAAGGGTGCGCAGGGGCTCCATGATGGCGACAAGACGAGCCTCAACCGAGGCAAAGATTCCGCCACGACCATCAATGACACCGAACAGAACATCCTCAAGCGTGCGGTTGGCCTCTACGACAACAAAGTTGACAACGTCCTGCGCGTTGATGTACCGGAAGTTCTGTGTGTCAATCGAGCATGAACGAGCGCCATAGATGCGAACCCGATTATTGATGATTCGGATTGCATTAACGCAGTCATCATCGAGGGCATCACCAGTGGTCTTATCCACCGATGCATACACTCCGTTAATGAAGCGAGCATCCGAGATGATTCCAGCACCGGGCTGATGTGGTCCAACCTGGTTATGGGCGCGAGCACGTGCTCCGGCAGCATATCCAGTTGGTGGGATTGCGCGATTGACGCCACTCACGCCAGTTGGCGCATATACCCAGGGATAGAACACACCGACATGCTCGGAGTGGTCGAGTGCCTGAATTGCGCGAGCGACGGTACGTGCCTCGGCTGCGGTTGCTGATGCTCCTGCATGAATAAACGCAAGGCGGTTATATGTATTGGCGTGCGTGATAAGTGCTGCAGTTAGGGTATTTAGTGCACTTGACGAGTACGTCTCTGGAACCTCTGGGCATGCAACAACGCCAGTTCCATATGAGTCTAGGAATAGTTCTAGGGCCGAGATGTACTGCGCATTGGTTACTGATGATGTTCCGTTCGTTCCACCTGAGAAGGCAGTAATGCTGCCTGCGGCTGGCATGGTATCGGCCGTGGCAGTGCTGCCAGCATTGGTCTCGACAGCAGTCAGGTATAGCGAAGCAACTGGGTGGGCATTGATTTTGCCAACAATTTCTGCAGTAGACGCACATGCGCCCGTTGTCATGATAAGGTCGCCGTCTAGGTATAGTTTAACGATTCTCTTTGCGGTATCGGCAGCCTCATCAACATCTACATGGAGGCCGGTATATGAACCAGCAGAACCAGCACCATTGGCCCAGGTTCCAGGGCCATCTACGGTAAGAGTGACGGCAGTGGTGGGGGTAGCGAGTGAGTTCGCCAGTGTCGCGGACGCTGCTGCCGCTGCCGCTCCAGAGATAAAGCCTTCAACTCGGACGACATAGCACTGGGTTCCGCCCTCTTCAAAGAATGCCTCAACAGTTGGATGCAAGTATGTTGAGTCATAGCCGCCGTAGGAAATTTCAAATTCCTCAAGGCTGGTAACTAGGCGGGCTTCGTTGGTCGGGCCGCGCAGGGCCTCACCAACGAAGAATGCCTGCGATGACTCACGGACCGTTGAGTTGGACGGGCCAGTTCTTACTGCTGTTGAAATCTGAATACCAGGCATGGAACCTTCCTTGGTTTCGTTATTGGCTGCGTTTCTGTTGAGTTGCCTTTATGCAATACTGACGAGAGTGCGCACTAAGAGGATACCAAAATATCACTCTGACTGATGCACCTCATTATCTTTCTTTTCGTCAGCATCATTTGAAATTTCTTCCTGAGCAGTTGAGGTAATCTCAATAACCTCTTCCGTCGCTGCATCTTTCGCTTTCTTCTTAGGAGCAGCCACCGTTTTTTTCATTACATGAATATTCCCACGCGATTCTTCTTCGTCTATCGATGGGTCTGATTCACTTACGGCTGCCCATTGCTGAGAGCGGAGATTCGCCCCCTCGCGAGTGATGCGTACCGTAAATGGATTGGGATTATGTACGACAATAAAGCCTTTATCCAGGTAGGAATCAGCCTCATGTCCTCCACTAAGAAAGATAAATTCCTGAGCCATTTCTATTCTCCTGTCCTGCTACAACAAATAATCTTACATCATCGTTAGGGGAGAATTGAGTAGGCATACGCGAGGCCGCCATTGACGTATGCGTCGAATGCCCCAGTTATCCCGGAAACCGTGAATGAACTATTTGTGCGTGCAGATATTGTTGCTTGCACGAGATTGTACGCCGTAGGGGATACGCCGACGATTGTAACCTTTTGCCCAGTCACAAAATTATTAGCAGCAGTATATACGATTGTTGTGCCAGTCTTGACAGCGTTGGTGATGTTGGTTGACCGTGTTTCGGTAATGCCTTTTTGGATAACGGTGAGGTCAATTTGATTCAATGAGCCAATTGGTTCACGCATTACAATTTCGTCTATATCCAAGTCGTACGAAATATACGAACCAGCAAGAACGCGGTCACCTTTCAATAGCGTCAAATCTGAATACTCTTCCCTAATTGATGATTCATCTATGGAGACCCTAAATGTTTGGCGAGGGTCTGTCGCTTTTAGACAGGGGTAGTCAAGAAGGGCAGAGCGTACGACGGTTGTCATTCGGTCTCTCATGATTGTTGCCTCGGGCGACTGCTCCGTCCTTACCCAAACATACGTGCGCATCGAGTATCTAACGCGATACAGTGGATTTCCCCTGTCGTGACTAATCCTTTCAAGGCCAGTCATTGACGTCGCCGTTGTAATGATTGTTGGCCATTCGTCAAGCGCAATCGGCTCATAGGACAGGTACTTGACCGGGTTGGGCAAAGTGATGTCGTCTACAGACCATGCATTTCTGTAACTCAACAAACGCGTGGGCAGGTCGGCGGTTAGATAAGCGGTGACATAGGACTTTGCAAAATGCGGTCCGTGCATTGGGTCTATCGTCATGGCCTACCTACTCTGCGGCGTGTTCTGCGGCCGAGTCTGCCCATTTCCGCTCATAGCGCTCAGTAACAAAAACGACCGGACGGGCAGGCATGTTGCGTGTCCCAGATTGGTGGAACTCTGCATACTTGACATTGGTTCCGAATGTTGCTTCTTTTTTGTCAATTTCATTTGGGTTACCGCGCAGTTCAGAAAGTGAATTAAACAACTTTCCACTACGAATCATCGGTCCTTTTCCTGGAAAGTTGACAGACTTCCATGACCCATACTCGGCATCAAGTGGCTTCCATCCGCCGACTGGTAAGCCATTCTGCAGGAAATTGTTTTTCCATAGGGTTTTGAGGTCTTCTCGTGCTTCACGAAAGACTGGACCAAAGTCATCAAGGTTGTCTTTTATTTTCTCAACCTCGTCAGGGATGTCATTGTCACTAAGACGTAGTGTCACCTTAATCCCAGACATCAGGACACCCTTACTCGCTTGTATTTTTTCAGCATCATCAATTCGCGTTCGGTGAAACCGGTCTCAATTGGCGCCACATTTCTCGGCTCGAGGTCCTTGATGCCCACTACATCGTCGTGCATGTTTTGCATTTCTCGTGTAGCCGCACGCAGAATCATCAACTTAAATACTGGGATGTTGTCTCCATCAAGACCAGCATCGTAGGAAATCTCAAAAATATCGTTAGCAAACCCACGGTACACATCTACTCCATAACGACGCACGTTATAGTCGTAGCCGAAGGCGTCGGCAGTTCCTCCCGATACGAATGCCCCAATGCTGTCGGTGATTCCACTAATGGCAAAAGTCGTTGAGGTTACGGCGGTTATCTCCTTATTTACAAGGTTATAGCCGGTCGGGTTCATGCCAGTAATCGTTACATGCTGGCCCTTTGTGAAGCCGTGACTTGCCGCCGTATAGGTAACGGTTGTTCCCGCTTTTGCCGCCCCAGTTACGGTTGCTCTTCTATCTATGGATTCAGCCATAAAGTCACCAGGGGTAGAAGAGTTTATAATCTTCACATAATGAACTTTACCGACAGGTGAATTCCGTAAATATATTGTCGGTGATGGCTGGGTGTATGTCAGCGGATTCATCGTGGTATCCAGTGACGTATTGTAGAAAAATGATGCTGTCGGCATGCCAACGTGGTCGTACGGCATGATGTGCTGTTCCGTAAACGTCTCAACCTCAATGGGGCGTCGCAAATATGACTCCAACTCACTTTGGAGGCCAGCAAGAACGAGTTCAGCAGCATCGTGTTGGCGCAGGCTGAACGTAATGTCCATATAGGTTATGAGGTCATTAACAGTGACCAGCATTGGCCACCTCCAGACGGTGCTTTATCTCAGCGTCCAGCGGTACGACGGACGGCGGCTCGGAAGCGACGACCTTCACGAAAACGGCGTCCACGCTCTCCAATGCGCTGAAGACCACGACGCACTGTTCCGCGGGCGAAGTTCAGCGCTCTTCTCAGAAGTCTAGGCTTGGGCATTTTGGCTCCTTTGGGAAATCACAACATTGCGATTATACCACCGCGAGCCGTTGGCTATGTTTAGTTATCTATCTGCGTTCGGTGGACGTTCGATAGATATGCCTTCGCCCTTTTCGATGGTTCCTGGTGGTGCCTCAACTGGCACCCATGCGCGAGAGTACGTATGATTTTTGATATCACGGTGCTTCAAGATGGATGGGTCAAGCATTAATTCCAACTCTAGTAATTTCATGGCGAATCGTTTACTGAAGTCTGACTCTGAGAACTTTTTGCTCTTGCTAAGCATTCTCACAATTCCAGATAATTTCTTTGCGACAATTGAGCCACGCCCACGATTTGTCTGGACATGAATAATCATTGCATCGAGTTCGTCTACGTCAACATAAATGACCGGCACGACTCCGCCCAACGATTCCAAAATATGCTTGTTGCCAAGAACAAGGCGTAATCTCTGGGTTCCGTCAATGACAACATTTGTTGATGACTGAACAATTAGTGGGGACAGAATCCCAAATGTGCCCAGCGAGTCGGCAAGGACAATCAAGTCAGGGCGAAGGATATGGGTACAGTTCCAACTCGGCTCTTTTAGGCTGGATGCCTCAACATACTGAATGGACAACATGTCTCTATTCGTCTCTTTCTTCTGCTTCTCGTGCGGCCATCCTGACCGTATGGGCGCGCGTCTTTGGTCCAACGGGGGAAATAGTGTGACCCCAAACTTCTGATGTCAGGAGTATTCGAATCAGGTACTCCAGGGGGTAGGAGTAGGGGTCTTTGGCATGCTTCTTGCGAAATTCGGCAACAAGTGATTTTGCTCGTTGGGCAGAATCTTGACCCCAGTAGAACTGCCGGACGAAGTTGCTGATACCTGCCCAACCCAGTGCGGCCTGGCTGGCAATAACCTTTTCAAGGTCATAGTCTGGCCACCAGCGCCTATGGGCATCAATGATTGGGTAAGCATCGTACAACTCATCGTAAAACTCTGGCTCTGTTGCGACTACGTCACCAATGCGGCGTATTGCGACGCTATGCAGGGGATGGCCAACCCTGTTGTTGGAGCCCGTTATGGCTGCTAGGTCATAGTATTCGCAGTATGGTGCGTTGTGCTCTTCGGACAAAAACTTAAAGACATCATTTATTTGCCAATCATAAATCACTTTGGCAAACTTCACTGGTAGGCCCTTTTTGGATTTGAATGGAGTGACAATGTAGTTTTCGTGAAGTTTTTGCACGCACGAGCGATAGCGAATCATTGATTCTGCAGCACGAATCCCCAGAACAAAAGCGATATTGCCTTTCTTGCCTGCCGTTGTGTAGTAGTCAATATGCTCAGGGACTGGCTGTGAATGGTCTAGGCCATAGTGATATGCGGTGATTGCATTTTCCGGAAGCGGGCGAAAAAGACGGCCGGAGCGGATTCGTTCTTCGGACCAAACAATCTCGTCGAGCCTTCTGCCAAGCGAAGCCACCTCAATGCCTTGCGGCAGGCAGTACCACTCCATGTCGACCCAGTCCTGATTGCTGATGTATTGGACATACTCATCAACTGCAGGACTGACGAATTCCTCATCACGATAGATGACTTTTACAGGGCCGAGTCCTCGTTCTTCATGGACCTCCTTGGCTAGGTAAAGAACAGCCGAAGAGTCCTTACCTCCAGAAAATTGAACACACACTGTATCGAAAGTGTCGTAGACATGGCGAATTCGTTCTCGCGCGGCGTCGACGACAGACATATCGAGAAACATTCGCTGTCGCGTCATAGTTGAACCCTAGCCCGCAGTGGGCAGCACGTCAAGCACTACCTATGGCAGAATTCTGAATGCGTGTCCATCCCTCTTTGAGGTAGTCCTCATTCAGGACGCGGCGACGACCAAGACCATTGGGAGTATTGCTCATCAAATATCCATGGCGACCCGTAACTTCGCATGTCATCCAGCAGATTCGTTCAAACTCGGCGATGACCCCGTCCATGGCGCGCCCATTATCTGGATTCGATGGTGAGTAGTAATATCGCAACCCACCGAACTTCTCCTTGATTTGAAAAATCGTGTAATCGGGGTCAATCTTTTCCAACTGCGTATCACAGGCAGAAAGAAGTTTCCACCACCCCTCGCCACATTCAATAACCTTTGGTGCCTCATTGGCAAACCGAGCCAGAAGTGGATGCAGTAATTCTGGATATTCCATTTCAATCTTTTTTCCTTAAGTCAAGCCTAAGGATAAGTATTCCATCTTCCAGGGATGCTTCGCAGTCGCCAATCATTGCAAAATCTTGAAAATCAATTTTTGCTTGATTAACGAAGTTTGCTCGTTCTGCACCCGCTACCGGCGGTAATGGACGTTTCCTGACTGCATTCGCCCTTTCACGAAAACGAAAAAGCATTTCATTGGGGTCTAGCATCATATTCCTCTTTGGTAATTCTAATCACAAGGGTCTCCCTATCCCTTGAGATTGGGTCACCTCTTGGCCACTCGTCCTCCATCGGTATCTCTAGCGTGTACCACGTGCAATTTTCGAAGACCGACACCTTGTGTCTCCTAATTCTTTCAATTGTTGATTCGTATCGAATCTTGTCAATATCGTCGTTGTGGGCCACAAACGGTCTTTCGTTGAATAATTTTTACTAAAGGACTTTACTTATTGCGATTCTGGAGAACTTCCAGAATTTCGCCCAGTAACAACTTGATTTCCTTGAGCGTGTCGTGCATCTGGCGAGTCGGTTCTCCGGCCCTCCAAATATCATTCTGCTGTTGTAGGCGCCTGTTGGCGTCTTTTGCTGCCTGATTCATCTCCATAGTTTTCCTCCTGTTGCTGGAGAGGCGGGGGTCGAACCTGCGACGCGCAGATTAACAGTCCGCTGTTCTGCCGACTGAACTACTCTCCAATATGTTTGAACAAAAACATATCACACGGTGCCAGGGGGTTCAAATGGCAGTCCGCGCCAAACATCGCACACTATGTCGGCTGTCTCGCGCGTGAGACGATTGTGTCGCAATGTCGTCAGTCACCACGCGCCGCCTTGTATGCCAGCATCTCAATGTTTGCTTTCAAGTATTCGTTCTGCTCTCGCAGTTGTTTAATTTCGTCAACGGCTTCGGCCAGAACCTCACACTTACCACAAGTACAGTCGTAGCAACTAATGCACCCAGCACCCCTTAGTCGGGTCACAATGTCGTCAGTCACCGCTTGTCTTCCCCCTCATTTCGGCAAATTCTTTCAGGAGCGCGCTAAAAGCGCCACTTTGTCCTACTGTGATAGACGTAGTTCTTATCGCGGCTACCAGTTTGTCGGTAAATGCCATTTCCTGGCGGAGTAATTGCGTTAGATGATATACATCTTGCTTTAGACAAAAAACGTCGTTAGTTAATGTCTCGTACTCACGACGTAAGCCAGACAAGATGTATTCGGCATCACTACTCATTTTTGCTACCACCATAATTTGAGGCTGCTTCAACATTCTGGATTACACCTACGTCATGAATTGTTTCAATCCATACTTGGGCACCACAAGACAATGGATTGGTTGGGCAATAAATCACCCGAGCCACTGTATTGCCTTTGTCATCATAGATTTCCACTTCATTGCAGTATGTTGCTTTTGCACTTCGTGTTTTTCTAACACTAAGTGGCGGAAGTTCTGATTCATTTTTGCGATTCGACCGTATGGTGTTACTATTTACATGAACTATCGGCATGTCGCAACACTACTTGATGGGGCAGGCGCCGGTGGCACAATCGTCCAATTCAACTGCACCATCAAATGCCGGACGATGAAGTGACACGCCAAAATCAATTTTGGCCAGCATTTTGTCGTATGCATCTTTGCTAATTTCTTCGTACGGAGGAAGTGGGAAGTTGTGGTCCGAGTGCAGTAGGAATGATACCGATTTTACCGAGTTGTCATAGTTCTTGGCAAGCCAATCCTTGATTTCCGCAAGTTCTTCCTTGCGGTAATAGACCGTAACGGAGACAGCGTTATCTGCCCATTCTGTCTGCATCTTCTTCACCCACTCAAGTTGAGCAACCGCAGTCATGCTCTTGGCAAGAACAGAGCCTTCTGGTGACTCGCATGGGAATTCCACAACGAAACGAGTATGGTCCTCTCGTCCGTCAATGCCAACATCATATTGGACCTTGTAGCCACGCTTGCGACACGCATCAACCAGGGGGTCAGATGAGCCAAAGCGAACTCGGCGGATGTAGTGGGGGGCAAATGCGGGGTGAATTCCAGGAGTCACTCCAGGCAGTAGGGACAATGTACCTGAGGGCTGAACTGTTGTCAGACGTACTGATGTGGGCATGCCATTTTCGGCTGAGTAATCTTTGTCAAGAGCCTCAAGGTACTCATATACAGGTGACAGCCAAGAAATTTTGTCCTCTGAACACTGCAAAATACCAGTAATAGACTGACCGAGTCGCGCGTTCTTCTGCACAATCTTCGTGGTCTTCTCGTATGGATAGTTCATGCGAGTAATTTGCTTCTGTGTCTTGTACAGGAGGTAGGAAATGTCCTTGAACTGCTCTAGTGACTCGACGTTGGGCAGGAAGATTGTAGAGAGGTTGCAGGATTCACCGTCACCTAGTGCAATTTCGGCGCAAGGGTTATAGCCCTCAATGGTGGGGTCTGGCTTTGCCTGACCGATGCGACCATACTTGCGCGCCAGGCGACGATTTACGAGGCCGTAAGGCTCGCCGCTGCCGTCATAACCACGCCATAGTTCGGGAAGAATCTCCTCATAGGCATCGGCATAGATGCTGTTATTGCTGTTGGCTCGCCAAGCGGGAATATTGCCCGTACCCCAGTTCTTGGCACGGAGAAAAAGAACGTCATCGGGGTCGCCAATGGCAATCTGGGCAGAACGACGTGATGAGCCCGACACGACGACGCGACCGATGATGTTGCAGATATCCAGAACGTCAATGGACCGCAACTTCTTGCCGATACGGTTGTCCATCACCTTGCAGATATCGGCAATCCCGTCAATGAGTGCCCCTGGGCCAGAGGCCGTCCCACCAAAAGTCTTGAGCGGTGCACCAAATTCACGAATGAGAATTGTTGAGTAAGAGAATGACTTGCCGGTCTCAAAATACGACTTAAGAACGGCATGCAGCAGACGACGCCATCCTTGGCGCGAGTCTGGAACAATGATGTCGGCATCGTTTGAGCGTTCGTGTGAGATGGAAACCCCACCCTTTACCTTGGGTAGGTCGTGAATTTTTGCTCGCTCAACCGAGAAACCAACGCCACCACCAAGCATGAGGTAATCAAAGAGCAACTCAAAGTCTTCGACTGCCTCAATGTTCACGAAATAGCAATTGTTTAGGCTGGTTCCGGAGAATTTCTGCGTAAGTGGTGTTCCGAGTTGCCACAAAGAGCGGCCCGAGAATGAGCATCGCAGATTGAAAAGGTGGTCAAAGAGGCGCTCGGCCTCATCCTGCGTATAGGGAACCCCAATGTCAATAGCGCCATTGATGACACGCTGAATCGTTTCGGGCCACGACTCAGTGTCGCCATTTTCCTTCTTGCGACTGTAGGTGCGCAAGAAAACAATTTCCCCCATGCCATTGAAGCCCCATGGCGGCGTTTGCAGCGAATATGAACGAACAATGGCATCATCAATGCGAGACATGGCAATCCTTAGAAGTGTCGGTTAATCAGAGAGGTCCATTGTAGGCGACGTGCGAATAATGAAAGTGTCTAGATAAGACCCAATCTTTGCGCTTCGTCGCGTCCAATGCTCTGACCCTTCTTGTATACCAGCACGCGCGCCTTGGTATAGGGCGTGATTGCTCTTTCTTCCCAAACATCTTCCTCAAGAAACACAAGCGGAGTTTTATTTTGTCCTGCAACATCAAAGCCGATGATGTGTGTTGGATTGGAAGTTTCGGTAGCACAGTCTCCGGTTGGGTGACCACACACAACGCATGGCTGCCGGTCTGCGCGGGCAAATTTGATATCGCGCATCATCTCAGTGCTGGCGCCGTGATATTGAGAGAAGTAATAGTCCACGAGACAACTTTACCATACGCATAAATTTTGGTAGTGAGCCAGGCGAGAATTGAACCCGCGACCTGCATTTTATAAGAATGCCACTCTTACCACTGAGTTACTGGCTCGTTGAGTCAGAAACCCTGTATATTGAAACCCTCAGAACTTATTGATGCGAATAATGCTTCTATGTCTGCATCATTATTGATGATGTCTTTTTCTGCAGATAACGCCCCAATGAGAACCCTGGATACTGACGACGTCTTCAATACCTTGTCAACACCGCCCTCAAAGCCAAGTGGCACGCCCCAGTCAATCATCCGACCCAACTTATACTCATATGGCAACGAGGCAAGCGTCAACTCAAACTGACGATTGACGCGATTCTGTTCGCAATGGGTGACCGTTAGGCATTCCCTCACTAGGTCCTTCTCCTCCACAAAGGCAGCCCTCAATTCTCTCCCATCGAGCCTGGTTTTGTCAAGCGTCTCGAATGCTTCAGCAACGAATGTAATTGCACTAACGTTAATAAATGACGTCGCTATTCGTGTAGCCATCTCCAAGCATCGCCCAAGACGCTGCTCCACAGGGAGAAGCATTAGGTCCTTGCGCATTTGTGCTGCAAACAATAGGTCAGCGTTCTGCCAAAAGAAAAATGTGAAAGGTAGGTCTTCCCCAATGCCGAAGTCCCCAACGATGTAATTCTTGGCCACCTGTGCGCTGGTGAGGCTCAGAGCCATTTTGCTCATCGCATCGTCGTACTTGTTCACGGGCACAACCTAGTCGAGGCAATAGTTCCGCCATTGCAGCATTAGGTCGTGCTAAGTTTCCGGCTATGACTACTTCCAAAAACAGCAAGAACAAGAAGACCAATGCCAAAAAGGCTACTGCCCCAAAGGCTGCACCCAAGAAGGCTGGACCCAAGAAGGCCGCAGCCAAGAAGGCTGCCCCAGTGCCTACTGCGTCTGAAAAACGCAAGCCTGGCCGTCCCCGCAAGGGGGCTGCAGCACCAGCCGCCAAGAAGACTCAGGCTAAGAAGGCACCCGCACGGCCGGTCCCCAACACTCAGGTTACTGGGGTTGAGATTGCCCCCACTTCTGTGACTACTACGGCAACTGGCTCGGTGCCAACCTTTGCGCTTAATACCACTTGGTCTGCCGTAACCGATTCCCGCCGTGCTCCGGAAAAGTCCGTTCCGACCAAGAAGCGCGGCTTTTTCTCGCGCATTTTCGGACGCAAGAACAAAAAAAGCAAGCGTTAATTCGCTACCTTAACCATTCATATTCGCGATGTATCATTTGTGCGGGTCAGGTGATTCATTATGGAAAAACGAATGGGAATAATCAGGGAGGCGGCGGCACTCATAGGCGCCGACGAAAATGACCTTACTGAAGAGCAGGCAACCAAATTACTTCGTTCTTTGGTGATGAACAATAATAACTTGCGCATTCGGAAGGCGCGGGCCAATGTGGACCGAATCCGAGAGGAACGCAATGAGTGAACTGGTTAATCGCATACATTCACTGAAGCAGAAAGTGTCTGAACTTCAGGGTGAAGTTGCAGCCGAGCGTGCTCGTTATGTTGATGAAGTTGACCACTCTGACGAAATGGCCTACATACTTCGTTCTTTGCGCGAATCTGTTGACGGACAATTAAAGCAGGACATCGACTATTTGCTCCGCGTCAATTCGTCTAGGCGCCATGCCGACGAATCGCTTTCCGCCCTGTCTTATTCCCATGATGACTAAGGCATTGAGGAAACTGGACGAGAAGCATCTCACCGGACCTCTGGCGGTCACGCTTTTCATACTTGCGTATGACATTGTCGCAGTTAAGCGCAATAGAAGCACAATTACTCGCGACATTCACCACCTAAAACAACTTGGTTTTGGGCCAGAGATTTCTGGTGCAATAGCAGGACTTTTGGCTTTTCATCTACTATTTCGCGATAGGTGAGCAATGCACCTCCGCCACCTCGAGGATTATGTCGTAGAACTAGCCTCTAGCAATTTGGACAATACTGGTGAATTCATCAGCACGAGCGACGTAGTATCGCGACTAATGGAGATAATAGTTATAGAGGAGCAACTCATACCAGATTTTGTTGTTGACGGTGACTCCTTTCATAAATTTGAAGATGATTACTTTGGCATCAACGCATACTCTGATAATCTGCCAGAACGCAACGAGACGGGAGACAAAATGAAACTAATTGCGTGGCTTGGCGGCACGATTCTTGTTGGTGGGATTTGCTTTCTTATCGGCTTTTTTGTTGCTCCGGCGTGAGGTGCATAAATGATTCCCCCCGACCCTGAAAAAATTCAAGTAATTACTGACCCCAATGAAATTCCACAAGTGGAAACAAGTGGATTTTATGTATCCGTTCGCGCTTCCTATTTGGGCAGAACGTGGGAATTGCGCACAAACAGCAAGGCGACCGAGGCGACACTCTCTATTGTCACCAAGGCCGAACCATCCAATACCGAAGTTGTCAATATTGTTCGCTACATAAAGACCGATTTGCCGCCGGTAGATATTGTTGGTCTTGCTGGTCTGGCTACACGCCTCCAAGCACTAGTTGCTGCCTATTCGCACAAAACATTTATTCTGGAAGGGGAGGCAATAGGTGCAGCCTGAAGATGGTGAGCCAATTTTTGAGGGTGGAATCGATGGCGATATTGATGCACCCAACTTCGCCGTGAGGCGGTGGAATATCTGCGTCTCGTGCGACAGGCTATTTAAGCCGACCCGTCAGTGCAAAGAGTGTGGATGCTTCATGAAGATAAAGGTGCGCCTGAAAGGGTCAACCTGTCCACTCAAGAAGTGGTAATTCAGCACTCCGAATGGGCGTCAATAAAGGAGATTAACTTCTCGGCGTTTGTCTCTCCGTCGTATGCTGCCTCATTACGCAACCACCTGATGAAGTCATACCAGCGACGCTGTTGCTCTGGGTCGTCAAATACAATCGTATATTGAACCACTGCCTTGGGCATATTTTGCATTTGCCCAGTCACCAAACCACTGCCCTGAATCGCTACATCCTTATGTTCAACTGTTGATGGTGCGACTATTTGCCGCTCGCCCTCATCATTGCTTTTAACCAGTGATGAAAGAATGGCTTCGTTGATGTTGGGGATATCCTGGATTACCGGTGGCACGTATGGGGCGCGCTCTTGACCGCCAGGAGTTGTGCTGGACTCAAATGTGACCTCCTCCATTGCGGCTAACTCAAACTCGTCCCATCCCAGTTCCTCAAATAACAAGCCATAGTCGTCAACTACACCAGCAAGAAGTTCCGAAACCATGACATCATCCGTTTGCCCAAGTTCGGAGGTGCGATTGTCTGCTAGCGCAAATGCTATTGCTCGGGAATCGTCGGCATCCATGGGGACTGCAGCGATGTGGGTCCAGCCCAATTTTTTTGCTGCCATAACCTGGTGGTTTCCGGCAATGATTGTTGCGGTTCCATCATCATTTGGCCTTATTACAACTGGCTTCACTTGACCAAATTCCGCATACGATGCAACAATTGCATCGACATTCCCCCTTCGTGGGTTGCCTGTCAGAGGGACAAGCGTCGTAACGTCCACCAATAGGCCCGACAGGGAGTCATCTACATTGTGGTTCATTGCGTCTCCAATTAGGTTCGCGCCGTGAGACAATCACGGCATTACTTGCGCGCGGACATTTGCATTTAGCGTTCTCATGGCATCAATTGATGTACGAAGAGAAAGCAATTTCTCACGCTTTGACTTAACTAATGCTTCAGAGATTTTGTAGTCAAACTGCTCATCGGCCAATTTGTAATCAGCCCATGCTTCGCGCTCTTTAATTGAGCCCTTTGCGGCTAGGTATTCTTTTGCCCAGTTGGCCTTATAGATGGCTTCTTTCTTGGCAGCATCCTCGGCCAGTTTTTCGAATGCCTCTGTCTCTTCTTCGAGCATGTCAATCAAACGAAGAAGTTCAGATTCAATCTCAACCTGACTGATTGGATTATCACGAAGCCCCATTATTGGCAATCTCCTTCAGTGGTGACCAGTCAACATTTTTTAACGATGACATATTCACTTCCGGCCAACTGTACTTCCCTAGACCAAGGGCTTGCAAGCCCATTTCTTCAAGGAGCCAGGCGTCGCATTCATCATCAGCACTTTTCCCAGACCAAATTAAACCAGTGCGCGCAGATACGGCAGAGATGACTTCAGTTTTTGCGGCGTTACCACGACCTGTGGCAAACTTTGCACGGCTCGTGGGCGGAACATCTGCGTATGGAATCATCATCTCGTGCAATAGAAGGCGCACTACACCGCCGAGTTCGCCAATCTTGTGTGACTGAGAGTTTCTTGCTGAAAATGCATAACCCTCAATCACCGCACCCCGAACATCGTGCTCCAACAGATACAAAAAAAGTTGGTCACGGATGTCTTTTAGCCGCCGCACTTCCTTGTGCTTGCTGGTAATTGCACTAGTTGTGCCATTAACGCACATTCCCGTTGAGGTAAGGGAAAGGTCAAGGCCGACGATGAACACGGATTCACAGTATCATTCAGAAATGCCAAAAGCGGGAGGTTGCCCTCCCGCAAATGACTCCCAAGGTAACGGAACTGTCTACCTACGGGTATTGAATTGTCGCACCCCGAAAGGGGTTTCTTTCATCAGGCCTGCTGACCGAAGCGGTTATCTGGTTCGATAGCGATTGGAGTGGTCTCTTCCTCATCCAGGTCCACCGAGAGGGCCAATGCGAGGTTGGCGCCAGCAACCGATGAGCCAATCTGGTCAATGTCGATGCTGAGGAGGTCACCGGCAGCAAAGGTCGTCACATCTGGCTGACCAGCCAGCGCCGCCGCAGTAGCCGAAACCGCAACAGTCGGGCGGTTCGCCTGCGTAGTAAAAATGGTGGTGCCATTCTTGTTGATGTCAACAATCAGGGTTGCGCCGGTTGGGGCCGTGCCGACCTTGGCTACGACATTCTTGATAACACCAGCGTGTGGGGCGACCACAAATGCTTTGCCAGCGGCTGCGGTAAGGGTTCCGAGGCTCTGGAATTGTAGAACTGCTGAACTCATAATTTGTCTCCGTGTCTAGTGGGGTTACGACAAATAGACTTTACTACATTGGAGACTGTCCATAGTGAACAATGGCAGCAAATTTGCGACGACTTAACTATCACGTTCCCAGCCATGCTTGGCTAAGCCGAGGTCAAAAGCCAATTGAGGCTCCCGACCTATGCGATTATGGCATTCACGACATACGGCGAGCAAATTAGATTCATCAATAATTGAACCACCCTGTGAACGCCTTACCAGTTCGTGAATATCTACGCTTCCACGACGAACATATGAGCCTTTTCCGTCATGTTTGGCAAATTTTGGACAGGCTTCGCAGTATGGGCGCTCTGCAAGCAGTCTGCTCACAATTTCTCTTCGGATAACGTATTCTTTTTCTTTTTTCTTACTGCGACGATGTAGCACGACCCCCCCCATTAGAGAAGTGACGTATCAATGTTATCAAATTCCCACTTTTCGGAGAGCGCCGCCCATAGAGCGGTATCAATGGGGGTTGCCTCAAGGTCATTCTCGTTCATCATTTTGCGATGCTGATAAATGGCCCTCTTGAGGAATTCCACAACTTCCCAGGGGTTGCTCGTGGGGGCAATCCCGGTCTCAATCATCGCGGTAACCTCATCAAGGCGCTTATTGACATGGAAGCGGAAACGCTCAACACGAGTGCGCTTCTGTGAATACGAAGAACGCATGGATGCCTGCATCCGGCGACTACCAATGTCGGCAAATCGCTTTTCGTCCGATGATTCGCTTTCACGAATATCAAGCAATTGGTCATCGAGGTTCTCAACAAGAGCAACGAGCGCTCTTTGCCAGCGCTGCCAATTTTGTTTCTCGAGAAGGACCTCTCGTTGCGATGGGGCAAGACGATTCTTGACCTCCTCGGCAACAAGGTAGGCAAATGCGTCATCGGTAATTGTTGTCATTTTTTCCATCCTGGGCATATTGATTTGTAGGCGCAGTAATCACACAAGCGAGAACGACTGTATGGAAAGTCGCCAGTTTCGCAGGCGCTGAGTACTTGCATGTAGGTGTCTTCAACGTAATTGGCAATATCTTCGTTGTTTTCCGGAGTTATCTCGTACGAGAATGATACCCCGTCTTTCAGATATAGCAACTTCAGTTTTCCAACATTGGGTGACTCCGGCAACATCAGCGCAGCATAAATACGCAACTGGATGAACTTATCTGCGACCCATGACTTGGCCGGTGTTTTTCCCGTCTTGTAATCAGAAATACAGATAAGTTCGTTGTCCGTTGTCTCGTATCTGTCGATGAACCCGCGTACTGGTGCGCTTTTTAGGTTTCCCTTAACTTCGCGCTCAATTCCCAACGGACTTATTGACTTTGGATTCTCAACCTTCCAGAGGTTCTCAATGCACCACCATGCATTCCAGCGAAACATTCTGTATTCGGATGGCTTGACATATCCATCCACGCGTTCTTCCCAGCCGGAATTAGTCCACACCTGTGCGGCCAGTCCCTTTGCCGCCCCAATGGAACGCTCTTCATTCGGCAGAACATAAAAGTTCTCAAGAATTTCGTGCACAAAGTTTCCGAGAAGCGTTGCCTCGCTTGGACGGTCCGGTATCCCGTCTATCTTGGAGAACTTAAATTTCTGTGGGCATTGACGGAATGTCCCCATTGATGAGGGGGACAAGTACGCGGGCGGATTGAAGGGTGGTCCGACCACCCCTGGTTCGTCACTCACCGCCTATTGTTCCGTTTCTGTCACAATCTCGGAGCCAGGAAAACTAATTCTGGTACATTCCTCCAAGAGGGCCATAACGACCTGCAGCGTTGCCGTCTCCAGGGTTGGCTTGGGTGCGCTGTTGGAGAACTCATTCCAGAATTTGCCCAACTCTGCCTTTTGCTCAGCATTGAAACCACTGCTCATTGCCTTGAACTCGTCCCAGAGCCGAGAAATCTTGGGGTCAATTTGTGGACGTGACTGAATCATGTCCTGCTCAATCTCAATGTTTAGTGCCTCGTCGGAGCGAGCAAGGTATAGCGCAACACCAAATTGCTGTGCTGCCTTCTTGAGGGCATCCGATACGGCTCCCTTGAACTCATCCCCGAGGTCAACAATTTCGCCCTGCTTCGTTCGCTTGATTTTTTGACCGCCGAAGCCATCTTTTGTGATGGGGAACCCGAATTCACCACCCTGTACGCTCAATCGAACGTGAGCGACGATGAAGTCGGGGTCAAGGGTGTCTCGTTCGCACTTGATAATTTCCGAAGACCAGCCATCTACGCCAAAACACCGATTCAGGCGAGTAATGACCTCACTGACGGGAATGTAGGTCAGCGATGTTCCGCCCTTGCGGAGTTCACGCTCAACCTCCGGAGGAAACGGTTCGCTCAACTCCTGTAGCAGACGACGACTGTCATCCTTGCGCTCCTGCTCAGCCTTCAGGCGTTGAATGCGAAAGTCGATAATTGAGTCTGGCGTTTCCGGGCTCACTGCTTCCCCTTCTTGGTTGACGGTAACTGGTGGTTGTTTTTTGGTTGCTGCCATAATGGTGATTTAATCCTATTTTTTGCTGATGGAAATGCTGGTTTTGCCTTCGCTTTTCTCGCAATAGGCATCGGCGGAGATGCCGATTTTGTTGAGTTCCCCAACCCTCCAGTAAGAGGGGGCCGCGTACTCAAACATCTTCGCCATCATATCCTTGGGCGACAATAGAACCTCGCCGGTATCCATGTCAATGGATGACTCATAGACTCTCTCGGCCACGACCGACGCAAGGGCCTTGTGGTCCCATGCCTTCCTATCGGCTCCGGTCCTCTTCTCAACCTGCTGACCGGAGGGGAGAATGATGATGCCTTCGTCCATCATCCCAATGATGGCCTGCTCAACTTCTCCATCAAGAATCGCCAAGTCGCGCTTAAGGTCGCGGAGGGCCAGCAATACTACACAGACATCCTCAATGAGAGGCGACTCTGGGCTATTCCCGGAAAGGGCGGACACAACCACACGGTCTAGGTCTCGCCGAATTTCAGCGATACGCTCTAATGCTTCCACTTACGCCCCTTTGATATTGGACCTACTCAGACAATGATACCCACGCGTTTGCGTTGCGGCAACCCCAACCCGGCAAGATAAGAAAATGCACCTACCGCAGAGTCGACCTGGTCGTCATGGTCGCACGCTTCGGGGAAGGTTGACAATTCATCCAGCCAATCGGTCAACCACGCACCGCGCATACAGCGGACGTTGCCATTGGCTGCAGCGGCAGCAAATGGTCGTGCCCTTGTCACCTTGTCGCCAGTGGAACGAATGCCCTGAAAATCAAATCCGGGCAGAACATACCGCGCATACTGGTCAACAAGCGCTTTTCCTGACGAACCTGGCTCTTGCTCCATACGAATCGTAACCGTGCGACCGTCCTCGTATGCCGTCTGTGCAATAAGTTCCTCAACCTTTTCGCCACGAACACGAGCGCGACGAACATCGAGTATGTAGGCAATACCACCATCAAACAGCATAAGCGTGCCTACGGTCCAGTCTGGGTCTGGATTGGTATGACTTGGCTCCGACGCCGCGAGGTCCCAAAACCGTACAGCGCGTGCAGTGGATGAAATTTTTGGCAAATCAGATGGGTCGATAATGATAATTGATTCACGCTGAAACATCGAGCCCAGAGTTGTGGCCCACCAATCGCCCTCCTCTAGGCGACGACGCTCGAGTGGGTCTAGCGCCTGAAGGGCAGCGCGATAGGAGTCGGCATCAATACCGGGGTTATCTGAAAGTTTTGACGGAACAAATATGCGCCCCTGCTCACGACCCTCTACAATGAACCGCTGCCTGACCCAGTTTGGCGCAGGGTTGCAAGCGGTGCGCATGCGTAGTGGTACCTGCGAGAGCGGTCCAGATACAGGGCGACGCATACGCGAGAACAGATAACGATAATCAGATTCACGAATTTCCGTAACCTCGTCCATGCCGATAAATTGAAATTCTGAGCCCTTGTAGCGCATGTAGTCTTGACTATTATTTAGGTATCCAAACGATATTCTTGCTCCTGATGGGAATGTTGCAATGTAGTTATTGGCGTTCCATCGCACATCGTCATACGATGACATCCAACTAATGAAGCGGTCCATGATGGCTCCAGGAAGAGCCAAGTCGGCATATGTGCGACGGAAGATAATTGCAGAGTATCCTGGAACGTCAACATATTGTAACGCCGACATCAATAATGCCGAACTTTTCCCACCGCCAGCGGCTCCGCCGAATAGTGCCTCCATGCAATACGTACGAAGGAATACCTTCTGTGTTAGCGATGGTTCTTCTGGGCAGTACAGCGGCTTCTTGGGGTCCAAAAACCTAAGTACTTCATTCCAGTTGGTCATCTTCCACTCCGCGCGCGTTTTCTGTATTAGATTGTACCTGGTCAACCAAAGTAGCCACGACGAAAAACTAACACATGAAAAACCCAATCGCCAAGACCCTTACCCGCCTCCGCCAATACTTGGGTCGTGAACGAATAGTTACACGTTCCTTTTCTGCTCATATATTAATGGTATTGTTTATTTTGCTAACTAGCATAGGAGCGGCAGTCATTTTGCCCCCAGCGGGCCTTATTGTGGCAGGTGTATTTTGCGGTCTATACGGATATTTGCTTGGTTCTGAATAACCATGGCCTGGAACACAAGTGACAACAAATCCCTCGGAAATGGTGGGCAGAAAGTAGCCTTGGGGCCCGGCGGTTTAGTCGCGCAGAATGCCTCCTACGCTGGAAAGGCCTATCGCGACCCATGGGACATTGAGCGCGCCTATCGCGAGGGCATGCAGAAGGTCACCTGGGTGTCACGCTGCATTGATGCAATTGCAGGAAACCAAGCACGCCTGCCAATCATTCTTCGACGCGACAATTCGCCAGAGGGCAGCATTGTCAGGAACAAGGGTGGCAAGCAAAAGGGAATTCTTGACATCTTAAATACTAAGAGCAATATTGGAGAGAACTCCTTCATTTTCCGCTACCGCATGTCGTCCCAGTTGCTCCTCGGCACCCGAGGGGTATTCATTGAAAAGGTCCGGGGGCGAGATGGCGGCATCATTGGCCTAAACCTCCTCCCGCCCCAATCAACGGCCCCAATCCCCGACCCCAAAGAATTCGTTTCGGGATACGAGGTATTGATGCCGAATGGTGACAAGGTAATCATGAAGCCACGGGATGTTGTGTGGATTCGCCGCCCACATCCGCTTGACCCCTACTTGTCACTCACCCCACTTGAATCTGCTGGCATTGCCGTTGAGATTGAGAATCTTGCCAAGTTGTACAACCGTAACTACCTCCTGAATGACGGCAGGCCTGGCGGACTGCTTGTTTTGCGCGGGGAAATTGACGATGACGACAAGGACGAACTGCGCAATAGGTTCAGAGGGAATCTGGGCAAGGTTGGTCAGACTTCGGTTATTTCCGCCGACGATGGTGTTGATTTCGTTGATACTTCGTCAAACCCACGTGATGCTGCCTACATTCAGATGCGTCAAATAACCAAGGAGGAGATTCTTGCCTCATTCGGCGTGCCGGAATCGGTCATTGGCAATGCCGCTGGAAGGACATTCAGTAATGCCAGTGAGGAAATTCGTGTTTTCTGGAATGAGACAATGGCCCCCCACCTGGAGGTTCTGGCTCGCGCACTAGATGAATTGGATGACGACCACTATATTGACTTTGATACCTCAGATGTTCCTGTGTTGATTATGGCCAAACAGGAATCAGAGCGTTATCTGATGCAGGAATTACAAGCAGGGCTCATTAGCGTCAACGAGTATCGTCTTGGCACGGGCCGCAAGGATGTTGAGGCAGATTTGGCCGATAGTTTGCTAATGAATCCAAACCTGACACCAATTGCAAATACCAAAAAGCCAATGCCGACACAGCAGCCGGGCATGCCCATGCCGGGTCAGGGTGGACCTCCAGGGATGCCAGGGATGCCAGGGATGCCGCCAGACGCTGGTGCTCCACCTGCTATGCCTGGAATGCCCCCTGGTGGAGACATGTTGGCGTTGCCGCCCGAGATGGCTGGCGGCGCGCCACCCGACCCCACGACGATGGCTGGAGCAATGGCCCTCGAATCAATGGGCGGAGCCGGACCGGGCGCACCGGGAGCAGGCGCGCCACCAGGAATGTCAATGGCTGGCGCCAGCGGTTCAGAAATCTTTACCAAGGATGACTCAAGCGACATGGCCGTCTCTCGCTGGACAGAAATTCTGGACCGAAGTATTGAGCGCGTTTTAGAGAGAATGCAACGAGTCGTTCTCGAGAAGATGAATGGTCAAAAATCCCGCCGTGCCCTTGCTTCGGGGGGCCTGGACATAGACTCAATCGTAAGCAAGGACACCTGGTTTAAGCAGTTGGACGAGGATGTGAAGCCAGTTCTGGCAACAATTGTCCGTGATTCCCAAAATGTCTATGGTGAAAAGTCTCTAAATTACAAGGCCCCAACCAAGAACGATATTGCCGTCAACTCCGAATCACAAATGGCACGCATTAAGTCACTTGTTGATGGAATTTCTGCGGAGATTGCAACATCAATCTTCAATTCATATGGAATACCAGGTGAAGAAGAGAGATATTCTGCATTACGGTCTTCTGTCAATATGATTTTTGCTGATGCTATTGCCAATTCTCGTCCGGCAGTTGCAGATAGGGAAGCCCGTCGAGCCTGGGATTTTAGTCGGCCCTAGTTTCTGTAAAGTAATTAGAGGTTTCAGTAAACTAAATAAATATGTCCAATGTCTGCAAGCAACAACTGACATATTGACTATCATTGAGTGAAGCGATTGGAGCAATATGAGCGACTCAGTGCAGGAACAAATTAATTTCAAAGCCCTAAATGGCCAGGTCAACATAGATGAAGCACAAGGAATTGTTGAATGCTTTGTTGCTGCCGTTGGCAATAAGGACTCTGTCGGTGATGTTGTCGCGACTGGTGCGTTTAATGAAAGTCTGAAACGCCGTAAGCCTCGTGTCGTATGGGGGCATAGTTGGAATGACCCCATCGGCAAGGTGCTTGAAATTTACGAAGTACCGTCCAGTGACCCCCGCCTTCCAGCAAAAATGAAGATGGCCGGTGTTGGTGGTCTCTTTGCCAAGGTGCAGTTCAATCTGGCGACAGAAAAAGGGCGCGAAGCCTTTGCGAGCGTGGCATTCTTTGGCCATGAGCAGGAGTGGAGTATCGGCTACAAGACGCTCAACGCCACCTTTGACCCACAGGCACAGGCAAATGTCCTGCATGAGGTTGAGTTATATGAGGTGAGCCCTGTTCTGCATGGCGCCAATGCATTGACGGGAACCATCTCTGTCAAGAGCGACGAGGGTGATAAGTGCGGAATGCCAGATGGCCCTACTGCGGTAATGACCCCACGTGGTCCAGCCATCGTTGGTCGTCCAGTTCTTCCACAAGCACCCGTTCGCCATTATGGAGAACACCACCGCGAATACTCTCGCAGACGTGAGGACATCTTTGCCGAGGGGGAGGCTCGCCAGTTGCCGGACGAGGCCCTGAATGCCCTATCAATGGAACTAATGAGTCGCTCCCGCTCACGGCTAGATGTTCTTTATGCAACAGAAAACTCTGTTGTCTTTAATCGTGATGCGGGCAACGGCAATATGGTCACCTATCGGCTGGGTTACCACTACGACATTGACTCCGGGGAGTACATGTTTGGCAAGCCAGAGAAGATTGGCATACGCAACGAGGAAAGCCGCATGCCATCAGCAACCGTCTTTTCGCCTCAGATGCCTCCTATGCCGATGAGCGTAAAGCCCCAAATGGGGATGCCTAGCGGTTTGATGTTCATGGCCAGCGGTGGAAAGTCACTGGATGAACAGATGCACGAGGCTGCAAACATAATCTTTGATGTGACAACGGGCGCTGGAACTCTTCCCGCAGACAAAATAACTCGCGCCATTGAACTCCTGGAGTCGCTGAAGCCAACGGCCGCTAAGTCGCAGGAACAAGAGGTATTCACGGTCCTGTGCACCCCGGTAGAGGCATACCATGTCAAGAGCCTGTTGGACCCCGTCATTGATTACCACCGCCTTGATGCTGATATTGACGACGAGGGCATTCACATTAGTAATGGTCTCACCGAGGACGCGATTACCGCCCTTGAGCGAGTCGCGGCATCAATAGACGAGGTTCTCTACGGCAAGGCCGGTGGTTCAAAAAAATTCTGACGCCCGACTTTCCTGAGTCAGGGCTAAATGCCGAATTGAAACAACTCGGCCCAAAGGTCGGTCGGCGCCTAGGTGGTGGCTTGCGCTCGGCTGGACCCGGCATGGCATTTGTTGACGTGACTGGTCGAGTCGACGCCGACGCTGACGGAATTGTCTTTGAAGGAACGCCCCTAGAGCGGCCAATTATCCCACGTTTTATAGTTCCCAAGAACCTGGCACGTCGTCTCGCAAAGTTGACCGAAGGCGATGCTGTTGAGATTGAAAATCAACGCAGGGCAGGCAACGTCAATATTGAATTCGATGAGACAAAACTACGTTCACTTATTGGGCAAGTTGACGGTGGCCCAGAGGAACTACAGGACGCACGTACTCAAAGAAGCCGTCGTTCAATGCGAAGCATACGTGAGCGCATTCCCCTGGGTGATGTGATTGATAGAGAGGTAGACAAAGACGAACCAGACTATGAGGAACTAGATACTTATCAACGAGACCAGGTCTGGCAGGACATCCGGGGCAAACTTAAAGAAAAAATTATGTCTATGGGGAATTGGACGCCGGACCAGATAAAGCGCATCGAGGACCAGGTGCATAACCTAGTTTCGAACCTGGAGCAAATGAGAGACCGTTGGGAGTTAATGGGACGCCGCGAGCGGCGTGGACTCCTCAGGAGAGAGCGGATTGTGGATGGATTTGAATCACATCCCGATATAGACCTCACTATAGAAGATATTGTCAAACAATCAGAAATAAGAATTCATGATGATGGAACAATTTCACTCAGACTTCCCCCTAATAAAATTTTGCGCTCCCTGCTACCGGGAGATAGGGATTACCACAATACTGAAATACCTGACGCACGCACCCTTCGGCCAATAAGGGACGATATCAAGAAGACGACAGACGCAAGACAATGGTATGACCTTGTTAATTCGTTTTTCCCCGATGATGGCTCCGCGAGCCCCAGCCTGGCTAGATTCCCAGTAGTAAAGAGTGAGCGTTTACCATTTCATGACCTCTTTTCGGTTAAATATCAAGAAAAGTTATTTAGGGCTCGTCCAGAACGAGAAGACGCAATTTTGTTGCGTGCAAATGAGATTGCGGCAAAAATTCTTAAGCATTATGTGATTCCCGAACTAGACAAAATTAAGCGTAATCAAGATGCCAGAATCGGCGCCAAAGCCAGCAATACAGAAAATTACACCAATGGATATTTGCGTCTTCTGACCGACCCGCATTCTTGGCAAAGTATTTCTCAAGAACTGGAAGAAGCGGGATATCTAGTAGACCCACTAACAATGTTGCACGATGTTCTTGGACACCACGCACTGGGCAACACTTTTGACCGCCATAGCGAATGGGGCAATATTCTTGCTACGTTGTCGCTTGCTAGAGATAAGGAATTTTGGGACCGCTTGCGGCAAATTCCAGGACTAGAGGACCTAACCGACGAGGACAGAGAAATATACTTGCGTGGAACGCTCGCTGTAGTTGCCGCCAACTGGATTGCTCTTGTTGTCAGTCCGCAATTGAGGTCCGAATTCAACCTTAAAACAATTTCTAATGCCCTACTCGATTATGACGGCCCAATTGATGACGTCATCGACCGCCTAGACCCGCCAGAAAAGCAGGGCTCAATGAGGTCGACTCGGTCAATGTCGCTTGCGGACACATCCGATGATGACCTGAGCAATATTGCTCTCGGTTCTGTTGAGGGCATCTCAATCAGAGAAGAGCGCCTATCTGCGCCACCGGAAAAACGAGACCGAAGCCTCCTGGGCAAGCGTAGCCAGCGAACACAACGCTCGCTTAGGTCCGGGAATGTTGGGTATGCCAAGAAATGGGAAGCGCAAGCCAAACTTGAACTTGCAATGGAAAAGAAATTGGCCAAAAAGCGCAAAGAAAGAAATCGGACGCTTTTGGATTCGGTCACAAGAATACTCTCAACAGACCTAATGGGGGCAATTCATACTGCAAGTTTTGAAGACGAAGAGTATATTGCCTCTGGTGGAATTAGTGCTGTTCAGTATAGAAATAATCTATTGGGTCGATTGGCTGTTGATGCAGAAACAATCGATAACCCACTATCAACCAATGGCCGCGCATCTCTGTCGGAGATGGAATTTAGAGATTTGGAGTCATTGTTAGTAGAGTATGGCCAAAAAATAGAACCCCTCTCCACCGAGCAGCAACAATTGGTCATTGCCCTACGTGCAGCAATTAAAAAACTTGAAAGGCCAGCAAGGAGGCAAAGAAAGGGCGGTAACGAGAGAAGCCTGCCATACGAAAGAATTTCTGTCAAAGAGTTTTTCCAAGGGCCATACGGCAAAGGCTGGATATACCCAGATGGGACAATCTACCCAGTTCTGTTTTATCACGGCGATGAGCATGACTATGAGGAATCATTTGAGGATGGCCTAATTCGTCTTACGGTGAATCATGCCGGTGTTTCCAGAATCGGACGTCCAAACTCTTCCAATCCTCTCTACTACGAGATTCCTGGCGATATTGGAATTGAGTTTAATGGACAACCAAGTGAAGATGCCATTCGTACGATAGAAACACTCAGCGAAGTAGTTGAACATGCGAAAATGTACTTCGACCGTAAAGACGGCAAAATGGCAAGTTGGATGCTGGAGCGCGACGATGTGTGGCGGATGGGTATAGAAGAGGCATTGCAGCCACGGTCATCGCGCTCAATGCGCTCCTCTCGCCTCATTAGCGAAGATAAGTGGGTAGAGGAAAACAGGCGCCGCGTTAGAGAGGTTGCTGCCAAGGCGCAAAAATGGAAAGAAGACCGCAAGGAAAAGGGCCTCAAAAAGCACGCCAGCCTCGTGTCGCTCTTGAACACGATTGAAGAAGGTCTTGTTGATTCTCAACAAGAAGATGAGATTATTTCCATCGACAGAGTAAAAAGTTTTATTGAAGCAACAATTATTTACGATAATCCATATGCGGCGGTTCCAAAAGAAATTCGCACAGAATTGCTCAGGCTCCTTAGTCAATATGGAAAGCCATCCGCAAAACGCGACAGTTTGCTAGACGACCTAAAGTCCACAATTGCTGGCCTAGATACATCCGTTCGTCCTCGCCGGGGGGCAAATAAGCGGCCATTGTCGTCAAAGACCCTGTCTGTTGAAGAATTCGCCAAAGGCTTCCACTGGGGGGCGTGGATGTATCCAGATGGGTCGATTTACCCAGTTGACCGACATGAATTGGAATTTGATTACGACGACGCATTCGATGACGGAATGGTTCGGCTCATGACTGGATATGGCGGCGACCTAACCGTTGATGCCGCAGAGTTGAGCGATGAGCAATTGGCTGCAGTCAAGAAACTTGTGAAGATTTGGAATGCCAGTAGCATCTTCACGAGTCGTGAACAATTAATTAAACGAAATCATGGGCGCTTCCCAGAGGGTACTCGCGCAATCGGATACA